CTGATTAACCAACTGGTCATCTTGGTAGTTTTTTAGAAAAGAAAGCAGAAACACAAATTAAGTTAGAAAAGAATGGAGTTAATCAAGGGTGGATATCTGTTGAATGTAAAAGAAGTAGAAACAGAGGTTTTGAAACTTTTAGTTTTACAATAAATGAAAATGGTTTACCAGAATTTGTAGACAACGATTATGATTTGTAAATAAAAATTATTATATTGTAAAAAAAATATTTAAATAATGATAAAAAAGATAAAAGACCCTATTATTAAAAAAGTAATTAATAAAATTATTGGGCGTTCAGAAGTAGGTTTTAAAAAGTATGGTACAACATTAAAAGACGACCCTGCCGATTTTGATAGTTGGTTAAATCATTTGCAAGAAGAATTAATGGATGCAGTCAATTATATTGAAAGAGCTAGATTTGAACTTAAAGAAAAAAAATGCAATTGTGATGAATAATTTTGAAAAAAAATATAAAAGTATATTATTAAATGCTTTTAAAAATGGGACAAATAGAAACGACCGAACTAAAGTAGGGAGTAAATCTTTATTTAATCAATCGCTTTCTTGGAATTTAAACGATGGTTTTCCAATGATTACTGGCCGTAAAATATATCAAAAAGTATTTAATACAGAGTTTGATTGGTTTATTAATGGCGAAACAAACATTAAAAGATTTAAAGATAATAATGTAAAAATATGGGATGCTTGGGCAGATGAAGAAGGAGAGTTAGGGAAAGTTTATGGTTATCAAATGTTAAACTTTAATAGTCAATCAATTAATCAATTAGAAGCTGTTATAAGCTCTTTAAACAATAATAAAGATAGTAGAAGACATATTATATCCTTATGGAATCCAAGCGAATTAGAAGAGATGGCATTACCTCCTTGTTATTTATATTTTCAATTTTTTGTAGATACTAATGATAATTTAAATATGTTTGTATTACAAAGGTCAGGAGATTTATTTTTAGGAATACCTTATGATGTTGCGTTATTTTCAAAATTACTTTTATATATAAGTGAAAAGACTAAGTTAAAAGCAAATAGAATTGATTTACAAATTGTAGATGCTCATATATATAACAATCAAACTGAATCAATTTTGAATTATTTAAAAACTAAAGTATATAAATTACCTTCCTATAAATACAATAACAAAAAATTAACAATTAAAAATTATAAATTTGATAAATTAATAACTGCTCCAGTAGCTGTATAAAAATTAAAATAAATTATGTATTATGTATATTATATTAAAGGAATAAAAATAGGTTGCACAAAAAATCTAAAAAAAAGAGTAGAACAAGAGCAAGGCTATAAAGATTATACTATTTTATTTAAAAGTAAAGATATTAAAAAAGCATCTAATGCAGAAAGATATTTTCAAGAACAGCTTGGGTATAAAGTTGATTTAAATACTTATGAAAATTTAACTAATAATAAAACAAAAACAAAAAAAATGATTAAAAAAACAAACCACACAGTAACATTTAAAGTAGAAAAAAGTAATATTGATAAAGAGTTTTTATTAAACCTTGGTGTTATAAATGATTTAAATGGAAGAGATATAATTATATGTGAAGAATTATCTGATTGGATTTTAAAAAATTTAAAAAAATCACAATTTAATAATGAAATGTTTATATATAATCAATCATTAATAAATGCATACGATTTTTTAATTGAAAATAAAGAATTAGAAAATTTAAATATATTTGATTTAATTAGACAATGGGCAGAAGATAAAGGTATATATAAATCAGGAGATGCTAGAACTCAATATGTAAAACTTATGGAAGAAGCGGGTGAATTAGCTCAAGCTATATTGAAAAATGATGAGCCTGAGGTTATAGATGCTATTGGGGATATGGTTGTTGTATTAACTAACTTGGCAAAGTTAAGAGGGCATAACATAGAGGATTGTATTAAGTCAGCTTATGATGTAATTAAATCAAGACAAGGTAAAATGATTAACGGAACATTTGTAAAAAACAACTAATGGAAGAAATAAAACTACTTAATGATGAGATATTTAAAAAAGAAGATATCTTAAAAAAAATGATGAATGATGAATTTTACTATGGTTATCTTGGTAAAAATGCATTATCAAGTTCAACCTGTAAAAGTTTACTTGAAGGTCCTCAATTTTATGCTAATAAATTAAATGAAAAAGAAAAAACAAAAGAGTCTCAAGCATTAAGAGATGGTAGGTTAATACATTTACTTTCTTTAGAGCCGCATAGAATAGACGAATTAACTATAATTGATTCAACAAAAGGTAGTAAAGCTTATAAATTAGCAGTACAAGAGCAATTACCTCAAACAGTTTATACTAATTCAGAACTTAATAGATGTAAAAATATTGCAGATTCTGTTTTAGAAAATGATGAATTTAGAGAAATGGTTAGATTTGCTCACTTTGAAAAACCTGAAATAGGTTATTACAACGGTCTACCTTTTAGAGGTAAGGCAGATATATGTTTACCTGGAATAGTTATAGATTTAAAAACAACAAGTGATATTAGTAGATTTGATGAATCAGCATTACACTGGAATTACGATTTGCAGGCTGCATTGTATTTAAAATTGTTTAATGCATTTGAATTTAAATATGTTGTTGTAGATAAAAAAACTCAAGAAGTTAAATTTTTTGAATTTACTGATGACTTTATACAGGGCGGATACGAAAAATTAAATATAGCTACAGATAATTATTTTAATTATTTAGAAGATAAAAGTTTTTATGATTTAAACATTTAATTATGTTACAGGAAAATCATTGTAAGAATAAAGAAATTGTAGCTTATAGAAGTTGTGTTGATAGTTACTTTAATAATAAAGATAAAAAAGATATTATAAAATATTGGCTACAACTATTTGAACAGAAAAGATTTTGTGAAGCAAAAGGAGTAGAAAAAGCACTTGAACTAATTGACATATACGAAGATTTAAATGCCAAAGATTAAAAAAAAAATACATTTAAAAAATTGCAATTATAAGCATCAGCAATACTGTTTTAAAAAAGGGTTTATTATTCATCCGGTTGTATCTGGTAAGATGTTTAAAGTGTATTGCAATAGAGTAAAAGGTAATTACTATATGAAAGGAAAAGAATTTAATAAACAAGAATCTTTTCAAGCTATTTGGGATTTATACACTAAAATATACAACTATGAATTTAATAAGGTACGAGGTTAAAGCTGGTTTTTTTAAAGGCTTTCTGTTTGGGGTTAGACATTACCCTTTTGATGATGAAGAAATGTACGAAGAAGATATAGTTTTATACATTGGTATCTTTCAAATAATTTTAACTTTAATATACGAAAAATGAGAAGCACACAAGTACACTATGACAATGGCAAAGATTACGATGTAATAGACATTATAAATGATTTTAACCTTAATTTTAGCAGAGGTAACATACTAAAGTATATTTGCAGAGCTGGAAAGAAAAAGGATGAGTTACAAGACTTATTAAAGGCAAAAGACTATTTAGAGCGAGAAATAGAAAGAATAAGAGATGCAAATTAGTATCTCTTTTTTTTATTTAAAATGTTAAAGAAATGTTAAAATCTGTTAATATAGTTGTTAATTAAATAATTTATTTTATATTTGGTGTATAATTAAAACAAAAATATTATGACAACAGAATTTAAATTAAACTACATCGAAAGCAAATTAAGAAAATCGGGTAATAAATTACCTAATTCAGAAATAACTTTTATAGCAAGTCAATTATTGCAGCAATGTAATAAATTAAACAAATCAGTTTACGATTTAGAAATAATATAAAAAAACAATGGGAGGGTAAAACCTCCCTTTTAAAACAAAAACAAGATGAAAAAATTACAAACATTAGTATTGATTTTAGCACCAAGCTATTTCGTAGGTAGATTATTAATAGGTTTAATCTTTAACGTATAATTATGAAGAAGATACTTACAAGATTCGGAGAGTTTCTATTTGGACTTATTATGGTTATGATTGTAGCTTATATGTGCTTATGGTTTATATCAATGGTATTAATATTATTTAACAGTTAAAACAAAAACAAAATGGAAGAAACATTAGAAATGATTAGAGCATACGTTAAAGGTAAAGATGATTGGTGGATAGAAAGACAATTAGACATACTGGAAGTGCAGATAAAAATAGAGGTAAACAACGCAGAAATAAAAACTTTAAAAGGAATAAGAAATGGATTTAATTAAGATTGTAAAAACAATAGAGCCAGAGTACAAGAATACAGACCAATGTATAAATCCTTTACCAAATGAAGTAGAGCTGATGTTGGACAACGAAGATTATTTAATAGAAGTAAACTTAAAAGAAGATGTATTAAAGACTAACTTTTGGCAAGGAGCAGAAATATACAAAGCATCAAGTGATGAGATAGATTTTATTTACAACTATCTTGAGCAATTACTTTTAAGTAAGATAGAAGAAACAAAAGTATATTACAATCAAAACAATTATAATTATCAATTATGGAATTAACAGAAAAGAAATTAGAAAAGATTAGTGGAGCAATACTAAGCTCATTTATAAACTTACACTTACTGGAAGATGCAGAGAAGATAGGTTTGTTTAGACAAAGAGTAAGAAACAACATTAGACGTACTATAAGCGATTTAAAAGAGATAGAGATAAACTACTATAACAAGATAGAAGAAGTTGATGAGAAAGAGCTAGGAGATAAGCTAATTGCAAACAAACTAATCTTTCTTGATTGGGTGTTAAACAAGTTTGACTTCAATGACTTTTGTAAGATACAAGAAGTATGTTTAGCATACGAAGCAGACAAAGAAAGAGTAACACAAGTAACAGATGAAGTATTAATTAATAATGGGTCAGAACAAATAGATGAGTAGATATAATTACAACAGACAAGCAGCAGAAGAATTAGTAAATGATTTTTGTGAAATAACTAAATTAAATATATTTGATAACTCACGTTCAAATGATAAAGCATCTTTTAGAGCATTACTTTACAAAGTATTGAATGAAATAAACGGAATGAATGATAGAATGATATCAGACTGGTTTGCTGAGAAAGGTATCTCAAGAAATAGGTCAAGTATATTTCACGCATTAAAAAAGATAGATGTGTACTATGATAGCTTTACAAGGTTTAGGAGTATTTATGATATTTACTTTAATGACAAGAAAGAAGAAACAATACGAAAGGAGAGAGCTAGATTAGAACGTTTAAAGAACAAAACAAAAGCTATTAAGCAAATAATACTAAACAAAGAAAAGGATGCCTTAGCTTTCTTAATAGATACCATACCAGACAATAAAAGAGATGAGATTTATGAGATGGTAAACATACGAGTAAAGTCTTGGGATTGGAAAAGTAAAGATAAATGTGAGGTAATAGAATGTGGTACATCAATGGAAGGTATGCACTGGTAAATAAAATTTATAGTAATTAAGTTTTGTATAAGAAAATAATATAGTTGATTATTTGTAAAATGTCATATTTTTTTTATTATATAACTATACGTTTATTTAGCAACTATTTAATCTTAAGTATGTGTACATACCTAAACATTGAGAGATACTTAAATAAAAATATATTTATATGTACTGAGGGTAGCTATACCCTTTTTCAAAGTGTTAATAAAAACATATAAACATTCTATAAAGTTCCAGTTATTTTTATTACTTTGTTGCAAACACAAAAGCTATGTTAGAGAAGATATTTGAATCTCATAATAAGTGGATAAACACCACATTAAAGTTTGGATGCAACAGAGAAGAAGCAGAGGACATTGTTTCTCATATGTATCTTGTTATTGGTAAGATGCTTAAAAAGGGTTTAGATATAACCTATGGAGATGAAGTAAACTATTATTATATTTACTTAACTTTACGCACTACCTTTTTACAGATGAAGAATAGACAGAAGAAACAAAACAAGATATCATTAGACTTGGTGCTTGATTTAGAATCTGGAGAGTATATTAATTTTAATGAAGCAAATGATTATGTTGAGCAAGAGCTTAGTAAGTTGCATTGGTACGATAGAAAGGTTTACAATCTTATTCAAGATGAGTACAGTATAACAGAACTATCAAAGAAAACAAATATCACATACCATTCATTGTATAATACATACAGAAAGGTAAAAGATAAATTAAAAGAAAAACTAAAAGAATAAAAGAATGAAACTAGGAAACCTTATTGAAAGAATAACATACTATACTGGTATCAAATGGATATGGAAGAAACTATATCCAGATTGTAAGTGTAAAGAAAGACAAGAGCAATTAAATGATATTGAGCTATGGTAGAAGATAAAATTATCTGGAATGGTGTTAAACAAAGAATGACATCAGTAATGTCAAATGAAGATTTTAAAATAATGTGTAAGCTACATTCAAAGTATTTTAACCATAAATATAATGAGCCTTGCACTTGTAATAAAAGAAGATTAAGACAATGGATTGAACAACTAAATGATAAATTAATATAATATGTACAAAAAGAAACTAATACAAAAACTTCAACAACTGGTTGATAAATTACCTCCTTGTATAAAAAGGGAACACGTTATGCAAGATTTAATAGATTTAAAACTAAGCAAGACAGATTATCACTTTATAACACTAAAGGACAAATATAAATTTA